CGTCAATTCGATTACTCGCCGCCATCCTGCCATGATCCCGCTCCTCGTTTCGCCAATCGCAAACGAGGAATCCGCCACCAAACCATTAGTTCCATGACGCAGGTTTCATGGAATCGATCGTCTAGTCTAATCCCGATCTACCCGCGTCCAACGGCAGCGGAACAGCCGCATTACACTCCCAACAAGCCTATTGCCGCACGCTTGCCAAGCGCCGGAGGGGGCCGTAGAACGGCGCAACTCTTGGCGAGATTGGCTCGGTCTGCCACGATAATTACCATTGCAGGCACTTAAGCTATTGATCCTGTTCGGTAATTCATTGGGGAATGGTGTAACGGTAGCACAACAGACTCTGACTCTGTTTGTCTAGGTTCGAATCCTAGTTCCCCAGCCATTTCGGTCATATCGCAACAAAATCAAAGACTTATACATAACAGAGCAGTCCAAAAACGGGGCGACTCGTAACAGTTTCTCGTGTGTTACGGGCGTGACATTTGGCTCGATTCTCCCCTTTCGCACCCGTCGTAACGTCTCTAACCTTAAGTTACGCTACTAAGTATTTGATATTACTTAGATTTCAAACTTTATTTCGACTCATTTCCAGTAGAAGATGATGGCGATCCGAAAAAGCCGCCCTGAGATTGGGCAGGTTTCACCGGGCACACAAAAACAGAGAAATCCCAGCCAATCGCATCCCGCGGTGGCTTCTCGATTGTGTGCCTGTTGCCGTCATTCGTTCGATCAAGTCTCCAGAAACTATTCGGCCTTGAGACAAAATCTCTAGCCGAGCCTGAGCCGTGGCTGATCGACTTATTCGGCACGACCCCCGCCTCTTCCGGCATCGCCGTGACGCCGCGAAACGCTATGACGTGCCCCCCGGTGCGCCGCGCGGTGCAACTGATCAGCGAGAGCGTCGGCCAGCTACCCGTTCACGTTTACGAACGTGGCGACGATAGCGCCAAAGAGCGCGCGCCCGATCATGCCGCCCATACCTTGCTTCACGATCAGGCCAATGACTGGACCCCCGCGTCCAAGTTTCGCGAGGAAATCACCCGCGATGCCCTGCTCTATCCGAACGGCGGCTTTGCCGAAATCATCCGCGTCGATGACGGCAAGCCCTTCGAACTGATCCGGTTCAATCCTGAGATTAACCCGGTCAAGGTCACCTACGTCGATAGCGAGCCATTCTATCGCGTCGGCGAACGCCAGATTTCGCGCCAGAACATTTTGCACATTCCATCGCCGTCATTGAATGGCTGTGGCTTGGTCCATGACGCCCGAGAAGCCATTGGCCTCGCCATGGTGATGGAACGGCACGCGGCTCGCCTGTTCGGCAACGGCGCGCGGCCTAGTGGCCTGCTCTCAATCAAAGGAGTGGTCACTCCCGACGCGCTTGCCAAGGCAAAGGCAGCTTGGCAGGCGGCGCACGGCGGCAACAATTCAGGCGGCACGGCGGTAGTTCCGGCTGAAGCCGAATGGCAGGCGCTGACCATCACGTCAGTTGACGCCCAATTCATGGAAATGCGCCGCTTCGCGATCAATGAAATCGCGCGCGTGTTTGGCGTTCCGCCGCACATGCTTTTCGAAATGGAAAGGGCGATCAAATCTAACGCTGAGCAGATGGGCCAGGAATTTGTCACCTATTCGCTCATGAGCTGGATCAAGCGATGGGAAGGCGAAATCCGTCTTAAGCTGTTTTCGTCGGACGATCGCAAACGTTTCGTTGCCGAATTCCTCACTGACGACTTTGCCCGCGCCGATCTTGCATCACGCATGGAGAGCTACGGCAAAGCGATAGCAGCGCGCATTCTCAATCCTAATGAAGCCCGCGCCGCCGAAAATCGCGGGCCATATGCAGGCGGCGAGAAATTCGAAAATCCGAACACGACCACCGCGAGCCTTACCGTATGACGCGACACCGCGCATTTTTTGGTGACGCCGATTACGATTTTCGGGTTACGCCGAACCTTGTCATTGAGCTTGAGCACAAGACGGGCGTTGGCATTGGGGCTCTCTGCTCTCGCGTGTTTGCAAAGCAGTTTGCACAATCTGACATTCACGAAACCATCCGGCTCGCTCTGATTGGCGGTGGCACGGCTCCTGAGCGCGCCGCTTTACTAATCGCCAGCTACGCCGTCGATCGCCCCCTTAGCGACACTTATCCTCTCGCCGTCGCCATCCTAGACGACCTCTGGTTCGGCCAACCCAATCATGAGGCTCGCAATGGACAGGCTTGAAATCAAGGCCGCGATAACCGTTGACGACGCTGGCACCATCACCGGCAACGCATGGCCCTTTGGCTTCGCTGATAGCAGCAATGACATCATTACAAAGGGGGCGTTCCATTTCGCCGCCGCTGAACTGCCCATGCTGTTCGGTCACAATCCTGATGACCTGATTGGCACATGGAATGAAGCAAGCGAAACCGCAGACGGCCTTGTCACCAAAGGCAAGTTGCACATGGAGCAGCCACGCGCCCGCGCTGTCCATAGCCTGATCAAGGGCGGCCTCGTTACTGGCCTGTCTATCGGCTTCAAAACTAAAGCATTCACGCGCCAAGGCCGTGGTCGCATCATTTCCGCGCTGGATCTCTTTGAGATCAGCGTCGTGCGCAACCCGATGCATCCCCGTGCACGGATCATCAGCGCCAAATCTGAAAACACGGCCCTTGCCATCGCCGAGGCCATTAACCGCGCCACGGCAGCGCTTAGGACTGAGGACTACCGATGAACAATCTTGCGCGACTCGAATTGAAAGACGCTGGCGATGAAAGCGACCCGGCAACCATCGTCACCAAGGCGCTTGCTGGCTTCCAGACGGCGCTGGACGACCGCTTGAAGCCGATCGAAACCAAGTCGGCCGATGATGCCAAGCTAAAAGCTCGGCTGGACGCCATGGAGGCCAAGCTCAATCGCCCTGGCACCGTTGAATTGAAATCGGACAATGACAACGGCGGTATCGAACGCAAGGCGTTCGCGTCTTTTGTTCGCAGCGGTCGCGAAGCTATGGACCCGCTTGAGGTTAAGAGCCTCGTTGTCGCCAACGACGCGCAGGCCGGTTATCTGGCGCCCGCGCAGCTTTCGACGGAAATGATCCGCCTGCTCACGCTGTATTCGCCTGTTCGGGCGGCTGCAAACGTCGGCCAGACCGGTTCGCCGTCCGTCATTCTCGGCAAGCGCACCGGCATCACCAATGCCAAATGGGAAGGCGAGATTGAGGATTCGGAAGAGTCCGAACCGGCATTTGGCCAGATCGAAATCCCGATCTTTGGCATGAAGACCTACACGGATATTTCCGTGCAGTTACTGGAAGATTCGGTCCAGAACGTCGAAGCCGAATTGAACCTCGCCCTCTCCGAGGATTTCGGGAAAAAGGAAGGCGTCGCGTTCATCAACGGCACCGGCAATAAGCAGCCGCGTGGCGTGATGGTTCACCCGGACGTTGCCTATACGGCGAACGGCCACGCGACTATTCTGAGCGCCGATGCCCTGATCGATCTATTCCATGCGCTCCCGCCCGCCTACCGGAACGCGGGTGCTTGGATGCTCAATTCAACGTCGGTTGCCACCATCCGCAAGCTGAAGAACACGGCTGGCGATTACCTGTGGCGCGATGCCCTCTCCGAAAGCAACCCGGCGACCATTCTCGGCCGCCCGGTAATCGAGGCCGTTGACATGGCCGACGTAGCGGCCGGGAATTTCCCGATCGCGTTCGGCGACTTCAACGCGGGCTATCGCATCTATGACCGCGTTTCCCTTGCGGTGCTTCGCGACCCCTACACCATGGCAAAGAAGTCACTCGTTCGCTTTCACGCGCGCCGCCGCGTTGGTGGTGACGTGGTGCGGCCTGAAGCCATCCGCAAACTCAAAATGGCAACCTCGTAAGGAACGATGACAATGCGCGACACCTACCATTCACTGAAATTCGTCACGGCCATTGCGCCCGTGACGATCGCCGATAACACCCCGATCGTTGGCGCGATTGTCAGCCACGCTGATTTCCAGTCACTGACTTACGCAATTCAGACCGGCACCCTTGCCGACGCTGATGCGACGTTCGCGGTGCTTCTGGAGCATGGCGACGCGGCCGATTTGTCAGACGCCGTTCCGGTGCCCGACGAAAGCCTTATCGGCACGGAAGCGCTTGCGGGCTTCACGTTCGCAAACGACGCAGCGACCCGAAAGCTCGGCTACATCGGCGACATGGGTTTCACCCGGTTGACGATTACTCCCACTGGCAATACCGGCAGCGCGCCGGTCTCGGCTATGGGTGTTCTGAGCCACGCCAACACGCGCCCTGTCGCGTGAAGCAATGCGGCTCGCACAAGGTGAAATCACGATCACCCTCGATCATGAGACGATTCACCTTCGTCCATCTTTGCGAGCCGCGTTTCGTTTGGAACGTCGCCACGATGGTTTTGACAAGATCATCAAAGGCATTGCTGACGGCAACTTTTCTATTATGGCTGACGTAATTCGCGAAAGTTCTGATCCGCGTTCGGCGCTTGCAAGCTTCTTGGATTGCATCGATACGCTCCCCATGCAGATGGCAATTGAACGCATCAGCGAACCGCTTATTGCTCATGTCATGGCTCTCGCGGGCGCCGACGACGCCATTGACAGCGCACCAACACCCGACGCTGAGCGGGTCCCGTTTGCTGAGTATCACACCAAGCTCTTTCGCCTCGCAACCGGATGGCTCGGCTGGTCCCCTGCGGACGCATGGGAAGCAACCCCGGCTGAAATCACTGAAGCCTACAGGGGCCGAATGGAATTGCTTGGTGCCATGTTCGGAAGCGGCAAAAAGGATCCAATTACAAAACCCGACAAAGCGGCGCGCCAACGCCTGAACGCATTGGGAGACCTTACCGTCACCGACATGTCGCAGGTGCCATCATGCCAATGAAGGCACCTCGCATCTGTGGTTGCGGCAATCTAATCGCCAGCGGCGCAATCTGCATCTGTCAGCAACGTCGCAAGGCTGAAGCCGACAAGCGCCGCCCCACAGCGCAAGCGCGCGGCTATGACAGCAAGTGGCAGCGCGAAAGCAAGGCGTTCCTGGCCCTTCCGATGAACCGCCTGTGTGCATGCGGCTGCGGTCGCGCTGCAAACATGGTCGATCACATCATTCCACATCGCTGCGACAAGCGCCTCTTTTGGTCGCGCTCCAATTGGCAGCCCATGGCGTCATCGCCCTGCCATTCCAGCCGCAAGCAATCCCTTGAACGACGCACAATCGACAGGACACTGACATGACTTCACCGCATCTGCTCACGTATCGAGGCGAGACCAACACCATAACGGGTTGGGGAAAGAAGGTCGGTATTCGACCCGCTGTCATCTACATGCGCCTTGGACAGGGTTGGACTATCGCGCGCGCCCTAACGACACCCGTTCGCCCGCGAGGCCCGAACGTGAAGGCAGCCCCTCCGATCATGTCAGGCATCAAGGCATTCGAACGCGACCACCTCGCGATGAAGCGCCAACTTAACCGCACGCTTCGCCTATTCATCCGTCAGACGGAACGACAGATGGCAGAGCTTGGCCGCGACCTCGGCAGGACCTTGGCAGCACAGATTGACCTTCACGCCCTCATGGGCCGGGGGGTGGTCTCGTTCGTGCCCGAAAAGACGAATGACCGGGCCTCTCCAGTCACGCGCGATTTCTCCTAAATAGGCTTTTTCTGCAAATGACGATTTCCACCGCCAATCTGAAGGCGCACCTGAACATCACGAGCGCCGCCGACGATGCGCTCTTGAATGACAAGATCGCGGCGGCTTCCGAGTGGATTGCCCAATACACCGGCATTCCCATGGATGCACCGGATACCCCGGCGCCAGTCAACGAAGCAATTCGCCAGCTTGCGGCGCATCTGTATGAGAACCGGGAAGCGACTCTTATTGGCGTGACCTCGCAATCGCTTCCGTTTGGCCTCTTAGACTTGCTCATGCCCTATCGTTGTTGGGTATTCTGATGACTTCAGAGCCTTCCCTAGACCTTCAGAAGGCTATTCGCGCGCGCCTCTTGGCGAGTGCTGACCTTATGGCGCTTGTCCCGGCGGACCACGTGATTGACCTCACGGGCCGTCCTGAGCGCATGCCGGAAGTTCAAATTGGCGAAGGTCAGACCATTTACAGGCGGTTCGATTCCACCTCTTACGCCACCTTGCACGTTTGGGTGCAAGAGCCCGGCCTGATCGGCGCGAAGGCTATCGTCGGGGCGATAGTCCCTGCCCTGCGCATCGATGCGCAGATCACAGGCGTCCTGGCCCTTGATCACTTCATTTGCCACGACCTTGCCGTGACACAGACCCGGTTCTTGCGCGATTCCCACGGCTCTTTCTCGCACGGTATCGTCACCGTCGTGGGTATCATGAAGGCGAAATGATGCGCGCCGGCAACCTAGATCGCACCATTGATATTCAGAGCCGGACCACCGGGATCGGCCCCTACGGCACGCCTATAGACGATTGGGCGACGATCGCCACCATGCGCGCTCAGAAGCTTGAGAACGCCATTGACGATCGCGAAGGCACGCGAGGCGATACCACTGACAATGTCATTACGTTTCGGATGCGCTGGCTTGTCGGTGCGACTCTCGAAAGCCGCGTCATCTATGAAAATCAGCCGTTCAAGATCACGCGCATCAAGGAAATCGGCCGCCGCGTCGGCTTAGACGTTACGTGCGAGCGAGTCGGTTCATGATTCTGGACCGCCCTCTATATCTTGGCATCACGATCGAACACGTCAGCAAGCTCTGGGTCAAACGCTCGCAAGTAGTGGGAGAGTTTCTTCAGAGTTTCATGCTGATTTCCGATCGACCGGATAGCCTCTATTGGAGGTGGATTGTCAGAAATCGTCACTACCGTATGCAGCGTGGATGTCACGATCAAATAGTTAGCTTTGTCATGAATACCAAGGTCCTGCCATGCCTGTGCAATAGCAAAATGGTCCATCGTGTCTTTGAGGGCCTGCATTGCCCTAGTGAATTTCTGTTTCATCTCAGCGAGTTCAAGCGGGCCGCTGATGCCGGTAGGTGCGCCGCCCCCATAGACCTTTGTTGCGCTCTTCAGAACTTGGTCCGCGACGTTCAAAGCAGTAGCTGCGGCATGAACAGTTTGTGCAAGAACGATGCGGGCGGCAAATTTTGCCTCGACCTTCTGCACTTCTCGCACTCGCAGCGCTTCTTCTCTCGCGCGTTCAGCACTCAATTCTTGAGCGCGAATCTGTTGCTGAACCGCAAACCAAGCGATGATAGCTGCTATCAAAGTCATTATTCCCGCAGCGAAGTTGCCCCCGAATCCAATCCAATCAGCGGGGTTTCCACCCTTCGCCGCGGTTACGAAAGGCCTCACCCAAAAAGGGGTCAAGAAAAGCGACGACGACAGTCCAACGATAAATGCGATCAGCAAGAGCACAGGGGTGGGGACAGCTTTCTTCATTCTCAGAATCTGCCTCGCATTCCGATTCTTGTCGAGAGGGTTGCTGCATGAGGGGCCGTAAACCTGCACTGGCAACCGATCTCAGCGCTCTCAACGCCGTAATCAGCGCCCCCTGCTGGTTATCCAAACACGCCAAAGCCGAGTGGCGCCGGGTGATGCCCGACCTGACCAAGCGCCGCATCCTCACCTCTGCCGATCTCGGCAGCCTCGAAAGTTATTGTATCGCATCCGGTCAGGTCCGCGAAATGGAACGCTTGATCGCCAACGAGGGTCACGTTGTCCAAACCGAGCGCGGTCCCCGTGCCCACCCAGCCGTCCGTATCCAATCGGACGCCATGACCCGCGCTCGGCTCCTAGCCGCCGAACTCGGCCTGACGCCCGTATCCCGTTCCCGCCCCTCTATCCGTGACGATGGGGGCGACGATGAACATTCATCCGACTTGGGTATTTGATAATTCGCCTATCGCCGATCCTGAGGGACGCGGCGATCGGGCGCTGAAATTCTTCAAGGCGCTGCAGCATCCCAAATCGACCGCGCGCAACCGCGCGTTTGAGCTTGCCCCCTTTTGGGAACGCATCATTAAGCGCATCTATGGACCGTCAGATATCGACGGCAACCGGCAGGTTCGCACGGTCTATATTCAGATCCCGCGCGGCGCGCGTAAGACGACGTTCGGCGCCGGCCTTGGCTTGCTGCATTCATGCGGTCATGAGCGAGTCCCAGGCGGCGCTTCAATTCTCGCTGCCACCGCAGAAGATCAGGCGCAACTCGCCTTTGATGAAGCGAAAGCCTTTATCAACGCCACCTCGCCATTGACGCGCGCGACGCATATCGTCGACTCAGAACTAGAGCTTGAACATATCGCATCGGGCTCAACGCTTCAGGCCATTCCGGCAGAAGGTGATTTCCAGCAAGGCAAGACGCCGTATTTCGTCCTGATCGATGAATTGCACGTGTGGAAAAACCGTCGCCTGTGGCGCGCCCTGAAAACCGGCCTGCTCAAGACACCGAACACTCTGCTAGTTATCATTACCACCGCCGGGCGCGGCCAGGAAAACCTTGGCTTTGAGGAATACAGCTACGCGAAACGCGTGGCGTCGGGCGAGATCGTCAACCCCGCATATCTACCGATCATTTTCGAGCCGCCTGCGAAATACGACTGGCGCGATGAGAAGATTTGGAACCTCGTTAATCCGGGCCTCCAATACGGCTTCCCCGATATTGTCGGCATGCGGCAAGCCGCGATCGAGGCTGAAGAGAAACCGGCCGATCGCGAGGACTTCAAACAATACAATCTGAACCATTGGTCAGATCACGCGACCGCGCCTTTTGTCGAAATGTCGATCTATGATGAAGGCAATACGCCCGTCGATCTTGAGGCATTGAAGCAACAGCCGTGCTGGATCAGCGTTGATCTTTCCTCGAATACCGACCTCGCCGTGGTTTTCGCGGCGTGGCGCGATGGTGACGACGGTTATTTTGTATCGCCGCAATTCTTTTGCCCAAAAATGAATTTGCGGGAGCGAGAGGACAAGACTGGCGCGCCTTACGCCCAATGGGAACGTGACGGCCTAATTTCCGCTACACCCGGCAACGTCGTCGATTTCAACACTATCGAATCCGCAATCGTTGATCTTTGCGATCGCTTCAACGTGCAAGAAATCGCGTTCGATCCATACTTGGCGCGGCAGATTCAACAGAAGCTATTAGAGAAGGGCTTACCGGTAGTCGATTTCCGTCAGGTGCCAAGCCTGATGATGCCTGCGATTAGCGAGCTTGAACGGGCGATTATTGCGCGCCGCTTCCGGCACGGCGGTCACCCCGTCTTGCGCTTCTGCTTCAGCAACGCGGAAGTCGAACGGAACAAGCAACAGCATGCTGTTCGATTCTACAAATCCAAGAAATGGCTGAGCATCGACGGCGCCGTTGCCGCTGCAATGGCTGTATCGCGCGCCGCGACTGGCGAGGATAGCCGTTCGCTTTATGACAACCCGGCGATCACCGCCGAAATGCTGACGGGCTGGTGATCGATGGATGACGATTTAGACGCCTATCTGAATGCCCTACCTGAAAGATCGCCGAACAGTTATCGCCGGTCATTCGGGAACAAGCCGAACTGTTATCTTCGGCCCAGCGGCAAGCGCTTCAATCCCTTGAGCAGGCGCCGGAAGAGACCGGCGCCTTAGAGGATTCGTGCGTCGTGGTTCCCGGCAAAAACGACCTTGAGTTTTTGGTTCAGGCCGGTGGCGATTTGACGACGAAATTTTATGATCGGGGGACGGATTATGAGCGCGCCGTTGTCATCGATGGAAGTTCGAACGAGGGGGTCGCCAAGCTTCCGAAGGGCGAAGGTGAAGGCGTCGGCTACGACTACGCGCTCGGCTTTGAATTCGGAACGTCCAAACAGCCAGCGCGGCCATTCTTCTATTCCACCTATCACGCCATGAAAGACGACATGCAAGATGCCATCAATGACGCAGTTAGTGAGATTTTGAAATGACAGACGATAAATTCGCCCGCGTGATCACTTGGGCGGGCGGCCAGCACACCTTTAACCTCAATCACCCTTGGGTGCGGAACGTCCTGAAGTATCGTGGCATTCACGGTGCAAACGGCAACACGCCAGCGGCCTGTCTGCTTCGCTTCGAGACGGGCACCTATTCGATCGAAGATATCGAGCGTGTCCTGGAGCTTGGATTGATCGGCGGAGGAATGGACAAACAAAGCGCAGACAGCCTGCTCGATCAGCATGTTCGCGGCAAGCCGATCGCAACCCTCGCCGTTACCGCCGTCCAAGTTCTTGAGACTATTTTCATTGGAGCACCCCAATGACAACGCCAGCGCTCAATATCCCCGTCAGAGCGACAGGGCTGGGTGATTTCAAGAAAGATATG